AGCTCACTAAAAGCTTCATCGCTATCAGGTGCAACTCGATAAGCTGGCACAAATAAGCCATGCTCATCTTCATCTAAATAAGGCAATCCCCTTTGAAACTTTCCACCACAATTGCCCCTAAGTTGTCTCAAACTAGGCTTAGATTTACATTGCTCACATCCCCAAGATCTCCCTTTATTTTGAGATAGCCATATTGAGGATGTGATCGCTATTTTCCCTCGTCACCTAAAAGGGAAATTCTTTGAATATGAGTTACGATCTCAGCGATTGTTTGGATGCGATGATGATCAGGCTTAATTGATTGAATTGCATCCCAAGCATTGCCATCAAAGCCTTCAACCTTGACCAATGCTTTTTTAGCTGTTTCAGCATATACACGATTGAGATAAGCTTGATATTGAGCAAATGCATTCTTCTCTTGATCGGATAAAGAGTCTTGCCAATATGCTCGATTTTTTTGATCATCAGGCTGTTCAACAAAAAGCATTCTTCCAAGTTCTGATCTAGTATATGCACCGGCCTTAATCTCAATCTCTTCTCTATCAGACGGAGAGAGTGGCTTGATAAAAAAGTAGGTTGGGGCTTGATCTTGCTTGATCTTGAGAGAGTCAAAATCTCCTTGAAGATACGCGGTGATTTCAGCCGATGTCATATCTAGAGCTGGATCACAAGAAACAGCAATTTTAATCTCAATGTTTGTGGTTGTGCTGAATTTTAACATCTTAAATTCCTAGTGCAATTCTTACCGGTGAGTTGGCGGGCTGTGTTGTACCTACATCACCACCGAATCGGCTTTGCTTGTAGGTCAAAACTTGCTTCACAATCTCACCAGCTACATCATATTTATTTGGATCAACGGTCAAATATCCTGCAGGGATGAATAAAGCCATGCCTTTGCCATCACCAACGGGACCAGTACCTATTAACACTTGACGAATAATTCTGTCTGAAAAATCTGATGCTAAAGTTGTATTTGCTGATGATAAGGTCAAGGTGCATTCAACTTCAACGGTTGAAACCTCCATATCAGACATACCAAGAATTGAATTTGAATAACCTTTAGGGGTCAAGGTATTGGAGATATTAAATGTAAAGCCTTCAGCATCTAAGGCAATTCTTGAAAGTTCTTCGCCTGTTGTGCCAACGACATTGGTTCTTGAATAAGTGACAGCATCAGAAACAACAGCATAAGCATTTCTAAAATGCTGAGTTGCACCACTTAAAACGATTGGTTCAATTGGGCCGGTTGCATTGCTATGATCATCTTGAATTAAAGCGGCTTGAAAGGTAAATTCACCCATCACACGACCACCATTTACAGAGATATTTAAGCTTGCAAGTTTGCATCCATAGGCATAGGTGCGGAAACCGACCCCGTCAACTCTAAAGCATAGAGAAGATACGACTTGACCGCTTGAAGTACCATAAGGAGTATACCATGTTTGCATTGGATAAATAGCGGTTGGATTTGCACTAAATGCGGGACTAACCCCAATCTTGCCAGCACCACCACGATTATTGGCTGTCACTGATGAATATTCGCAACGACCATTAATAAGAGATGATACAACACCACCAATCTTATAATTTGTGTTGGTAGTTGTTGGGGTAAAGACATTCTCATCATCAGCGGTTACTGTATCGCTAGAAGTAAACCCGGCTAGATTGGTAAGAAAGCCGGCATTTAAGAGTTTACCTAAGCCGGTTGATGCATAGGTATTTGCACCACTGCCAACGGTGGTAAAATCGATAGTGACTTGCACTTGACCGGTGCGTCTTTGCACTCGACTTGATCCACTCCAAACTGTATCGGGTTCGGGAGGCAAGCCATGTGGGCCGTCTCTTGTTTCAAGTCGTTCATTTGCAACGACATCACCATAAATCACAACGGGGTCTCTTTCACATGGTAAAGAAATGAAAGACAAGCCACTGAAATCAGGCAAGCCGGTTGATGATGATAAACTGCCAAAAGTTGCTTCAGTTGCTACTGATAGCGATCTGTGAGTGACTGTCATGTCAATCCTCCAAATAGAGTAAAGTAAAAGGTAAAATCAATAGGTAGCCTACTTGAGAAGGATCATTTTGAATTTCTTGAGTAGTGGCTTGATTAGGTATTAAAGAAACGATGCCAGTTGATGAAAAATCATAATCAGGTTGTTTCAATGTATCAATGAGCTTGCTTGAATCTTCTGCTATCATCCGTTCAAGTAAGCCACGATCTCCACCAATATCATATCTTATTCTCAAAGATAGCTCAATTCTCTTTCTTCCACTGATGCCAACTTGACCATCATCTTGAGCAAGGGCATTGAAAGCAATGTCAAACAAGCGATTTTGATTTGATCTGCTTTCAAGCGATAGAGTATTGCCTTGAGCATCTTTGATGCATACAAAATGATGATAAACATCGGTCTTTGGAGTGATGGACTCGATGCGATCTATGAGATGATCTAAAGCTTCATAAATTCCCATGATTATTCTCCAAGTAAATTCGCTTTGACGATTTGCACAAGTTGATCAACTTCTTTGGGAGCAAGACCAATAAAGCCACGATCTTGATTAACGGCATAGCCATAGTCTTGCACAGGTGGCAAAAGCCCAATAGTGAATTTTGTATTGGTTGCATCAAGCACTACAAAGTTTTGCATCATCATCCCTGATAAAGTTAAATCAACGGATGCCGTTTGACCTTCAATCGAATTTGATCGCTTGCGAGATTTGTCTTTATATTCAGCATACCCACCGAGAAAAAACATTGAGTTAGGTTTTTTCTCTCCACCTTTAGGTTTTAATCTCTTGTAGGTTGTTGATTTATATCCAATATAAATAGGCTTTGTTGAGTATGCTTTAAACTTGCTTAGATTATAATCTAAACCCTTGTAAATTCTGATCTTGATGATTGCTAAGATATCTTGTGCAATCCCTATCATTATGGGCTTAGTTAGATTTAAAGGTGGCAAGTTTAGGCTGATAGTTGCTTTCATTTACCATCTCATATTTCTTGAAGGGATAAACTGAGCTTCATACTCTCCAACTGATCGACCTGCAAAGTTGCCACGAATATCGGTACTTGCACTTACTCGTTGATTGTTTTCAGTGGTTTGAATAATTCCATCTGTATTCAAATCAAGGCTGATTGTTTTCATAGAAAGATCAGCAAGTTCAATGCCTCTTGCTCTCATTTTTTCGCTTAAATCGATATTGCCATTAAGCTCATGCACACGAGCAATCGCAAGATAGGAATGAGCTTGCAGTAAATCATGTGAATTGTGTATATCATCTTCATCAACATCTCTCGGTACAATTAAATCTCTTACATATAAAGCAAGCTCATCAAGTGCTGATGATATTTGCTCTTCAAAGCCGTTTGCCCGTCTAGGTGCTAGATCTGCAATATGCGGAAAAATTGAGCATAGCTTATTATGATCTAAGCCTGTATCAAAAGGACGAGGCACAACCTTTAAACTTCCCTTTTCAATTCGGTTAATTGTTTGTGTACCTTCACTTTGCACATACTCAACAGCATAAGCGATTGTTTGCTTAGATGCGGTGACATTGGAAGAGGAGCAAGTATAAAGCCAACTAGCAAATTGAATTGTCGAGTTAGATGTAAATGCGATATCTCTAGGCAATGGATCAGCTAAAATCAGTTGTGTGCCAGTGATGCGAACGATCTTAATTGAAAAAAATGTATCTGCATCAGTGAGTAAAAAAGCATCTGATTGAAATTGCTTTAAGGCTGTGGCTGATGCTGATAAAGTCATCACTCGTCTATCTCTATCTAAATCAGTAGCCACTAAATCAGATCGACCTTGAGACATAGCACCGCCAACTGATCCACTTTCAAGATAGAATGCAATTGATGGAGTTCCACTGATTGGATGTGGAGCTTGCCAAATAAAATTATAGTTTTTGCCTTGTTGTGCTTTTCTCATGTCGTTATATCCTTTATCTCACTATCTGAAACCACCGTTAAATCATTGACCTTTAGAAATCCCTTGCTCACTGGAGCCCATGAATGTCTGCAATTATAGCCACCGCCCGCCGTAAGAGGTGGACCACTTGAAGGCTGTCCATTGTCAAGCTTGATTATTTGCCTTTTAGATAGCACTTTTCCAACAAGTTTGCGACAAAATGGTCTAGTTATTCCATCTTTTGGCCCAACATAAATGAAGTTCTCAAGGCCTGCCTCGTCCGCATTTAGTGCATTGATAGATCTACCAAATTCAGCGATCTTCGTTCTTGCTTCAGTAGTGCCAACACCAACAGATTTTTCAAAGGCAACTCTCATTTGATCAAGCACGGGTTTTGAGCTTCCAACGATGATCGCCGTTGTTGCCATGTTGCGGATTGCACTACTTAAAGACGGCAAGATTTGGGCATCAAAGACTTGCGATGAAGTCTGTTGAGCAATCGCTTGAATGAGATTTGAAGGTGCTGATATAAATTGAGGATCAATCGCAAGAGTTGCCTTATTGATCATCTCCACTATGTCCACTTGAGATCGCTCAAAATATGTCAAAGCATCTCCCATGCCACTTGAGATTAAAAATGATTTAAGTTCATCAGGTGACATACTAACAAGCATCTGCCCTTGACCTTGTTGCACCATTTCAGCAATTCCACGATATAATCGATTGGTTGCTTTCTTCATCTCTTCCTCAAATGTTTTGGCTGAATTAACCTCTTTAACGAGAACATCCAACCGCATTTTGAGCAAAAGCTTCATTTGTGGATTGCGTTCATCAATCCATTGTTTTCTGATATCCTCGATTGCTTGTTGATCTGCATCACTAGCTTCAGCTAGGTGCACCATATTATTGATAGAATTAAGGCAATGAGGACAATTAACCATATGAACATTAAGCTAAACAATCAGTGAGCAAAAAGCCGTAGTTTTGAGCAATGATTTTATCTTGATGGGTGTGTTCCATCCAAACGGTTCTCTTTGTCATAGCAAGATCATCATAAGCACCTGAAGAATAGCCTTCATAGACGAAATTGAGAGCGGCTACTGGCATAACCTTGACGCCGTTCTTATTTGCAATTGCATCTGAGCCTTTCATGATACCCATGAAAACACTATCATCAGTCCAAACTTGAGCTTCAGAAGAAGTTAAGCCAGCATTTGCTGTTTCTTTACGAGCTTGACCAACATGTACATTTGGGATCCCTAGAACTTCTTTGAGAACGGAAATCACCATATCATCTTTCATCAAGCGAT